CGGAGACAGTGGCGCAGCTACCGCCGGAGACAGTGGCGCAGCTACTGCCGGAGACAGTGGCGCAGCTACTGCCGGAGACAGTGGCGCAGCTACCGCCGGAGACAGTGGCGCAGCTACCGCCGGAGACAGTGGCGCAGCTACTGCCGGAGACAGTGGCGCAGCTACCGCCGGGAGCTGTGGCGCAGCTACATCGCGCGGGAGCGCGTCTGTTGGCGCAAATGGCATTGCGTGTGCGCGTGGGAATAATGTGCGCGTGAAAGGCGGCCTTGGTGCAGTGTTGGTGATCGTCGAAGAGCGCGAGGACAGCTACAACATCGCGCATTGGAAGGCCGTCAAAGTCGATGGTGAAACGGTAAAGGCGGATACGTGGTATCGGCTGGTAGACGGCAAACTGGTGGAAGCAGGTGACAACGAATGAAGGTATTCGGAGATCCGCGCGCGCGGGCAAAGGCGCGCCGCTACATCGTCTGGGGCATCGAGGACGGCATCGTCTGTGCGAGCTTCCTCGCGGGAGGATGCTTGATGGGATGGCTGTTTCACGTGATCTTCGCGGCGCTGGGGGTGGCATGATGACGGAAGAACAGCGCCATATACATAACGCATACAATCGGGCGTACTACGCGCAGCACCGCGACCGCATCCTGCAAAACAAGCGCAATAACCGCGAAGCGAGCAATGCATATATGCGCAAATACCGCGCGGCGAACTACGAAAAGCTGTCTGCGTACTACAGCGACAGACGGCGCAGAAAATCGCGTGACACCGCTTTCGGCGCGTTTTTGCGGGAAAACGGTATCACGCAGACGGCAGCGGCAAAAATGCTTGGTGTGTCTGTATCAACAGCAAACTGCTGGGCGAACGGAATCACGACCGCAAACGAAGATAAGATCCGCGCGGTGTGGCCGGAGTATGGAGGCTGTGAATGTCGAAATTGACGATCGAACCGCCGGTTGAACCGCCGGCCTACACCTGTCCGCGCTGCCCGGTGTGCGATGCGGAAACGGACAAGCTGCTGCGTGACCGATGGGGCAACATTGTCGGCTGCCCGGAATGCGTGAAGGAGGTAGACGCATGGACATTGTAAGTGACACTTACATTCGCGGCGGCATCCCGCAAAGCCGCTATTGCCGCAGTTGTGCGCACTATCAGGTGCTTTCCGGCTGCAGCAATAGCAAGGGCGAACCCGGTGCACGGGTGTGCCTGTACATCCTCGACACCGGCCATCGGCGGGGATGCTTGCCCGGCCCCGGCTGCAATAAGCGCATTACATTCGCGCAGTGGCGCGAGAGCAAGCGCGGCCGCGCCGTTCTGCGGCAGAAGCGCAGCCAGAGCCGCCCCAGAAAACGGAGGGCAGAACCATGACGACCGGCCGCGCAACCTTGCACTATATTCTCGCCAGGGCACGCATCTACTTTGCCGACGAGCACATTGCCTGCGATTACTGCCCGTGTCTGGAGACATACAGCCGCAAGCAGTGCCGCCTTACCGGCGAGTATCTGCTCGACACACGCACCATCGGGTACAACTGCCCGCTGGAGTTTGAGCCGGAAGGAGGCGAAACACCATGAACAAATTCCGTTGCCTGCGCGCGGACGAGATCGAGTGCCGCGTGCAGAAGGTCGAGGATAACGGCCTTATCCTCCTGCTCTACAAAGACGCGCGATGCGACATGACCATTCTGGACGAGACGGTCGGCGCGATGAACTGGCAGCGTGAGCACCGGCGTGATAACGCCAACTGCGTCGTCTCCATCTGGGACAGCGAAAAAGGGCAGTGGATCAGCAAGGAGGATACCGGCAAGGAATCCAACACGGAGGCGGAAAAGGGCCTCGCGTCCGACAGCTTCAAGCGCGCGTGCGTCAACTGGGGCATCGGCCGCGAGCTGTACACTGCACCGTTTATTTGGATCCCGGCAGGGAACTACACTGCAAACGGCCGCAAGATCTATGACAAATTCGCGGTCGAGAAGATCGAGTACACGAAGAATTCGGACGGCTCCGACCGTCACGAAATCCTGAATCTCTCCATCCGAAACACGACCAAGAACAAGCGCGTGTTTGTCCACATCGGCAGCACCGCAAAGAAAGGAAGTAAATAACCATGATTATTCGCACCAGAACCGGCGACTGCATTGTCGCCGGGCGGCTTTCCCGTGACGCAGAGTTTTCCAACGTGGGCACAAAAAACACGCCCCTGACGAAGTTTAGCATTCCCGCCCGTGACACCGTGCAGCCTGACGGTAGCAAGCAGACCGAATGGATCAACTGCGAGGTCTGGTATGAGGCCGCCATGAATGCCGCGCAGCTCAAAAAGGGCGATGCCGTCATCGTATGTGGGCAGCTCTCAACGCGCAGCTATACCACCCGCGACGGGGAGGAGCGCAGCGAGGAGCGCCTGCGTGCAGACGCATTTGTCAAAGCGTCCGTCCCGGTCTCTTCTTCCAGCGTGGAGCAGCTTGCCTCCGCCTATCCCGGCGTCGTGCGCGGCGTCGGTGTTGTCGCGGACGACTTTGCAAATGAGCCAAAGTTTGAGGAGCTGCCGGACGACGAATCCGACCTGCCGTTCTGACCGGGGCGCGCCATGGCAGAAAAGCGAATGTTCGCGCGCTCGCTCATCGACAGTGATGCGTTTCTGGAGATGCCGCTCTCCGCGCAGGCGCTGTATTTCCACCTGAATATGCGCGCGGATGACGACGGGTTCATCAACAACCCAAAGCGCATCACGGACTATGTCGGCGCGGCGGCTGACGATCTGAAGCTGCTCCTTGCAAAGCGCTTTATCATCGTCTTTGACTCCGGCGTCATTGTCATCCGGCACTGGCGCATGCACAACACGCTCAAAAGTGACCGATACCATCCGACAAACTATCAGGAAGAGTTTGCAACGCTCTGTCTGGAGGAAAACAAGGCTTACTCCGAGCGCCCGCGGACGCCGCCTGCCGCAGAACCGGCCCGAGTGGAAAAGCCGGCCGCGCGCCCGGCACAAAAAGCCGCTGCAAAGCCTCCGGAAAAGAAACCCTATGGAGAAATGCACAACGTCATGCTCGCGGATGACGAGCTGGAAAAGCTCCAGCGGGATTACCCGAACGACTACAAAACATACGTCGAGCGCCTGTCCCTGTACATCACCAGCAAAGGCGCGCGGTACAAATCCCACTACGCCGTCATCCGGCAGTGGCTCGTAAAAGACGGCGTGAAGGCAGAGAACGAGAAGCGCGCGCCGGTCTCCGGCAAGGACGATCTGGACAAAGTGGAGCGAATGCTCGCTGCCATGAAGGGGGGTGCCGCGAATGCCGACCATGTTAGCCCTTGACCCCGGCAACCGGGAAACCGGCTGGTGCATCGTCGATACGATCACCCGCGCACCGGTGCAGGGGGGAAAGGACGAGAACACGCTCGTTTCCGGCATTGTGTCCGGCGGCGCGTTCACCGTTGCCGCGATCGAGATCATCGAATCTTACGGCATGGCGGTCGGGCGCGACGTGTTCGAGACCTGTGAGTGGATCGGGCGCTATAAGCAGTTGCTCGACGACCGCGGCGTACCGTACCACATCGTCACGCGCAAGGAAGAGAAGCTCAACATCTGCGGAAGCCCTCGCGCGAACGATACCACCATCCGACACGCGCTCATTGACCGCTTTGCGTCGCACGACTTCCGCAGCGGTAAGGGCACGAAAGCAAATCCAGACTTTTTCTACGGCTTCCGCGCCGATCAGTGGAGCGCGTATGCCGTTGCAACGACCGCCCTCGACCGGGCGGAGTACGAAAAGGAGAGTGTAACCAATGGTATTAGCTGAGGATATCATCTTTGCCGTGCGCGATTTGCTCAATAACGACAAAGGCAACCTGAATTTTTCACCGGCTTCGCGCTATGCGGTGCAGAAGCTGATCGACTACGCGCGTGAAGAGCACCGGGCGCGCACCGTGCTCGCAACGCAGCTGGACGTGCTGCGCGAAAACAACGCATTTATCAGGCAGCAGTCAGAGCGCAAGGGCAAGACCATCGACGACCTGCGGAAGCAACTGTCGTTTATGCAGCAGGCGCGGTGGGACGCGGGGGTGTGAGGCATGGACGTGGCAGAATTTTTTAGTGAATTTAGGCGGATGTGTAAATCGTCCAGTGATTGCGCAAAGTGTGAGTATCACGGCGACAAATGCAATAACGCCATCGATTTTCTTGAAAAAACCGTTGCTGCGGTGGAACAGTGGTCGAAGGAGCACCCGCGCAAGACCAAGACACGGCAGGATGTGTTTTTGAGTGTGTATCCCAACGCCAAAATGAACAAGCGTTCCCGAACCGTGGACGTTTCGCCTTGCTTTGTCGATAAATCCTGGAGTGCGAACGGGTGCCCGAATAATGATTGCGCGGTTTGCCGCCGCCAGTTCTGGATGCAGGAGGTGGAGTGATGGAGAGACTTACGTTTGACGGCAATTTTTGCGACATCGCTCAGTGCCGCGAGCTGCCGTGCCCGCACGGGGGCAGCTGCACACAGCGGCAGGTGTGGGAACGCCTGAAACAGTATGAAGATAGCGGCCTGTCCCCTATCGCTTGTGATGAAGCGAGAAAAATTGAGGATGGACTGTCTGAGCATGATTACTCTATTGCGCGCATGGTGGAATTGATGCAGGCCGATAAAGACGGTCGTGTGGTGATGCTACCGGCTAAAACAGTGTACGAGCTTGTATGGGACGCTGGGTCAAATTGTGACGGGATTTGTCCTGTGTCCATCGACGGTGTTGGTTGCTGCGACTTTTGCGATGCTGGTGAGTTATGCATTTATGAAGTACCTTGCAAGCAAGAACATATCGGAAACATCGGCAAGACCGTATTCCTCACCCGCGAGGAGGCGGAGAAAGAATTGGAGGCGATGAAGGATGGCAATTAGCAAATCAAAGCGTGAAGCGGTCTACCGAAAGTATAATGGCCACTGTTCGTATTGTGGACGCGAAATCTCCTACAAGGATATGCAGGTAGACCATTTTCAACCATTGAGGGCGTGGGGAATTGAGGACGCTGGAACAGATGACCTTGACAACCTCATGCCAGCCTGCCGAATGTGCAATCACTACAAGCGTGCAAATTCGCTTGAAACTTTTAGACGGTACATCGCAGAAATTCCGCGAAAGCTGCGCGAGAACTATATTTACAAGGTCGGCGTTGTTTATGGCAATGTCATCGAGGCCGAAAAACCGATTGAGTTTTACTTTGAGGCGCAGGAAAGGAAGGAGTGCCATGATGAAAATCGGATGTGTTCAAAAATACAGTGACCCTTGTCATATCAAGAATGACAGGTTCAGGCTTATTGAATGCTCTTGTACACGCCGAATTTCCAGTAAAAGCGACAGAGTGTATTCTAAGCGTTTTACGCCCCTTGATTACGAGGAAATTGTGAACAACGCAAGTATAATGATGGAAAATCCAGGAATCGTCCTCGTACAAGAGGCATTTTTGCTCGATGACGAATTGCGAGAGAAAATAGTAAAGTGGGTTGAATGGGCAAATCAGGCAAAACCTAGTGAGTATGACCCATTTGCAAAGGAGAATTAACAATGACTGACCTGACTTACATGGACTGCTGGCACTACATCGCGCCGCTGATACCGATCAGAAGCGAGACATCGGCGGAGATCTACGCGATGGTGTTCCAAGCGCTGAAAGAAGCGGACGAGAGGAGGGAGAAGGATGGCTGAATACACGAAAATTGAAACCGCGCGGGCAATCATATGCGATTTTTGCAACCAGCTCTATTCCGATGAGCCTTGCGAACCGGCAGACTGTGACTGGCTACGAATGCTCGAAGAGGACGCCGCCGACGTTGCGCCGGTGGTGCACTGCAAGGACTGTACCCATAGGACTGAGATGGGTAATTGCGGGCACCCACGCCACCATGGGATTTTGCCGACAGCGTATCCCTATGATTTTTGTAGCTACGGCGCGAGAAAGGACGGTGACGACGATGCCAAAGAGAATTAACCCGCGCAGGAGACCGGCGACACAGGCGGACGTGCAGCGCGCAAAGGACACGGCGACGGCGGATGCCTGCCGCGTTACGCTGGCGATCTTTTTCACGGCCCTGTTAGACAAAGAGGGAATGGAGGCCGAGCAGCTGCAGCGCATCTGGCGCGAGGTCGAGGCGCTGAGCGAGAGCGTGCGCGACGGATATGTCTCCGCGCCCGACCTGATCCGCGTGCTGCGAGACGAGTACGAGATCGACATTGTAGGAGGGTGAAGCCATGCGCAGAAAACCGCTCGCGCCGCTCACGCCGGAACAGCAACAGCTCGCGGCAGATAATGAGAAATTGATCTGGTTTTTCTTGAAGAAATACGCATCCAGAAGCGACCCACAGGAATTGTACGGCGTTGCTGCCGAAGGTCTGATCCGCGCCGCGGCTACATACGATCCGGCACGAGGGAAATTCTCCACGCACGCAATGTACCACATGCGCAGCGCGGTCGGCTTCGATCAGCTCTGCGCGAAACGAAAGAAGCGTTCAGGGAAACTGGTACTGCACATGGATGACGTTGACGCGGTTGACCCGAACAAAGAATGTAACGCGAAAATGTGCGGTGTCGTGCCGCTGCGAGACAGGCCGTGCCTGTCGCTGGACGAAACCGGCGCGGATGTAGAACGCTTTCTGCGGTCACTTCCTGCGCGCGATCGTGAACTCGTTCGTATGCGCATTGGCGGCGACACGCTCAAAGAAATTGGAGACACATTTGGAATCACGATTCAGGCAGCCAGCGCGCACATGAAGCGAATAGCAAATAAGTGGGAAGCGTTCGAACTCTATGGAACACAAGAAAGGAAAAGATAACAATGAACGAAATTGGTAAAAAGGCAACAGCTCTCGGCGGCATGGACATACTGCTTACAACAACAGAAGGAGCGGTATGCGGAGCGAGATTTCGCATCGTGACGGAGGCCTTGTTCAACGCGGCGTCCCTTGGCTACAAAGGTGAGAGCCTGTCGTTTGACAGCTTTATGCTCGACGCTGTGGTGCGCGCGGTATATCCTGCCAGCTACCGTAAGACGCTCGAAACGCTTCGGGCAAAAGCAAAGCGCGAACACGAAAATGTGGAACCGGAGGAGGACGAATTTTGAAACGAGCGGAAATCTTGCACGAGGCAGAGCGCTGTGTCTGCACCGACCGAAATCAGCAGTACGGTGAGCCGGAGGACAATTTCCGCACGATCTCCATGCTTTGGAGCGTTTACCTCTGCGCGCGCGGCATGAAGCATCCGCTCAGCGCAGCCGACGTCGGCGCAATGATGGCGCTGTTCAAGCTAGGCCGCATCGCAACCGGAGGCGATAAAGCGGATAACTTCATTGACTTGGCAGGATACGCCGCCTGCGCGGGGGAAATCTCAACGGAGAGCGGGCACGCCTCGAAAGACGTAAAAGTTAGCGCGGGAAACAAAGACAGCGCAGAACGCAAAAAAACGGCTGTTCCAGCGAACAGGGCCGTCCGCATAACACGCAGCGCTGACGGAGCATACCTCGTCAAAACCGGCTGTGCCATCCGGGAAGCGCCGGACTTGCGCGCAGCGATCGACATGATCCAGCAGTACGAAAACGAAAGCACATAAAGCAAAGCAGCACGCAGGATATGCGTGCTGCTTTCTTGTTGTGTGTTCGTCACGAGAAGAGCTTCCAGAGCTGGTTGAACTGCTTCGTGGTATAGCCGTTTTGCATTGCCCACGCATACAGATCTGGTTTCTTGTACTTCTTCTGGCTGGTTCCCGGCTTCTTTGCATACATTGCCTGATAAAAGTCCACGATCTGCTTCAGCTCGTACCCGCCGTTGTATGCGGTCTCCACCTTTTCCTGCGTGCCCTCTTTGAGCTCCTGTGCCATGACATTGAGCGCGAGCTGGTCACTGCCGCCGCGTTTGCCGACGACCGTCTTGATGATTGCCTGCATCACATCGCCGTTGCGGTCTCGCGCATTGGCCGGAAGTGTGTCTTTTGCGGTGCCGAGCTTGGCGCGGTATACGGCGTTGTCTGCCACGCTGCCGTCGCTTTTCGTCGTCCACGGCGGGGTGTCGCTTCCGTCGAGCTTCGCCTTCTTCTTGCCTGCCGCCGTTGCGACTTCCAGCAAATTTTGAATCGCGGCCGCTTTCTCCGCGTCACTCGACTGCTTGTAGACCGCGCTGCTGATGACTTTCTGAATGTTGTCATAGGCCGTCTGGCCGTATGCCATCTGATACTGCCGCCTCTCATCCTGCGTCAGATCCACATCCTTGCCGCTCCGGCTACCGTCGAGCGGCGCTTTCTTCTCCGGATATTTCACGTCGATGTTCATGCTTTCAAGCCGGTACAGCTCTTGGTTCACGGCGCTCGTCCGGTACTTCGTTACGCTGCCGGGATTCAGTGTCGCGTTCAGGAAGTTTTCTGCTGCCGTGCCGGTGTATTTCTTCTCCTGCCCCCAGTTGTCCAGCGCAGCCGGAAGCGTTTCCCGAAGCCACGGAATCTTGCTCTTCATCGCGTTCAGGCTGTTTTCCCACACGGTGTCGCCGTTGTAGGTGTCGCGCACCGTCCCGTCAACCCCCTGCGCCACGCCGGACACAACGTTTGGCACAAAGCTGGTTGTCTGAGAAGCACCGTAGCGCAGGGCGGCTTCCGCGACCTTCCCGCCCTTGGTCTCTGCCTTGGAGTATTTATAGCCGTTTGCGATCTCCTGAAACTGCGACATAGCGGGCAGATCCATCACGCTCTGAAAAGCAGATCCCAGATTTCCGCCCGCAACGTTTGCAAACGTCAGGCCCTCGTCCTTGTAGCAGTCTGCCAGCAGCGCGCCATAGGTCATCTGCGCGTTGATCGGGTCAAGGAAGCCGATGGATACCAGGTCGTCACCGTCACGCCATTCCGTGCTTTCTCCGGCAATCCACCGGTTGAGTGCACTAAGGTTAAGCTGCGTGCCGCTCACGCCCTCAGACTTTTCAAGCGCTTCCTTGTCCTCGTCGTCGTCCCCGGCGACGTTCATCACGCCAGCCCCGGCCAGCACCGCAAAGAGCGCGATTCCCATCGTGCCGTTAAACGCGCGGCCGAAATCCGTCACAGCCTTCGCCTGTTCGGATGCGGTCAGCGTCCCGGCCTTCGCCTTGTTCAAGACTTTGACGACCTCCGCACCGGCGTTAATAAATCCGGCAGGGGAGTATTGAATCGCTGCGCTCGCAATGTTGCCGGGCACGTTCGTGAACGGGAGCATAATGTCGCCGAGACCGATGCTGCCGCCCTGCTTGTCCTTGATGCTGAGCTTGTTCAGCGCATTGCGCATTCCGCCCATGACACCGGACAGCTTTCCTTCGTTCTGGAACGTGCGTTCCCTTGCGGTTTCCTCCGCGCGGCCGTCAAGCGCGCCTTTTGCCACCTTGCCCTTGGCTTCCAGCGCGTCAATTCCGCGCTGCGCTTCCGCCTGAATGCCGCCTTTTTGCATCTGGTCAGACGTGACCATGGCATAGTTGCTGTATTTCTCCCACGTGGAGAGAAACCGTTCCAGAAAGTTCCCGGTCATCTTGAACGACCTGCTGCCGCCGGTTTCGTATTTGCCCTGTGCGTTGGAAACGCTTGCGTCAAGGCCGGTTTCAATGTACGACTTGAGCGTTGCCTCGCCCATGCCTTTTCGTTTTGCCTTGGAGAGATAGCTCTTGTCCGCGGCTACGGAGCGTGTGCCGGTGTATTTTGACAGCAGCATGTCCAGCCCGACGCCGATGTTGTTTGACACGGCCTCTACCGGGTCATACACCATATTGCCGACAAGGTTTCTGGCAGCCGTCGCCGGTTTCGAGAGCATGGACAGATAACGATAGGTTTTGATCTGTTCGAGCGTGGACGGTTTCGCGTAGTCATACGCAATGCCGCGCACCTGGCTTGCGGCAACGTCACGCAGAAACGCTTCGCCGCCCGGCAGTTTCTTTGCCTGCTCAAGCGCCTTTTCCATTGTTCTGCCCATCTTGTTCGACCACAGGCCGTTTGTGCGCCGCTCCGTGCTCATGTCTTTGATGAGGTCAACCACGCCGTCCACGTCGCCTTTTTCGATGCTGCGCAGCTTCTCCGCGTTCTGGCTCACGCTGTCGAGAATCTTCTTGCGCTGTTCGTCCGACATTTTGCGCGTGCGCTCGCTGTCGTTCAGCAGTTGGATCGCGTCCGCTTCCATTAGCGCCGGGTCAGACGCGAGCTGCCGCCGCTGCCGCAGCGCCTGACCGGCTTCCGTGCCGTGCGCATCCCATTCTTTCATGAGCTTTGCCACTTCGGCGTATGCATCTTTGCTTCCGCTCTCGCGCGCCTTGGCCACTTCTTTGACGATGATCTTGTGTGCAAGCACCGTGTCGGTATCGTCCCAGTCCTGCTTTTCGCCGAACAGGTCTGACTTTTCGCCCTCGTAGTCCGATTCAAAGCGCTCCTGCGCCTTCGCGTTTACCTCTTCGTCATGATTGACTTTGTGCACCCGATCTTCCGGCCTCAGCCCTTCCATCGCACGCTCGTCATCGGTGAGCACACCGTCGGTCGAGTGCGTCTGCGTCCGCGCTTCGTCATAGCCAAACTCCGCGGATTTTGCGCCCTGTCCTTCCGGCAACGTGCCGCGCTGCCCGGCATCCGTCTCCGCCTCCCGCTGCTGCACGTCTTCAAAATTATCACTGTTTTGTGACTGTTCCTGCGCCGCTTTTGCGGCCTCTCGTGCGTCGCGCTGCGCACGCCAATCGTTATAGGCTTCCTCCTCCGTGATCTCCCCGAGCATGAGCGACAGGTCATTATCTCGATAATACTCCCACGAGTACGGGTCAGTGCCACCGGAAATCTGGCTTTTTGCTTCCATGTATGCCGCGTCAGGAGTAACATATTCGCCGTTCGGTTTTGCGTAGCCGTCTACGAGCAGGGAGTCCAGCGCCTTTTCTACGCGCTTTGCGTCTGCATAGTTTTCCGTGCCGTTGTCTTTGATGATCGCATCCAGTGCACGCAGAATCTCCGGTCGGGAAAGGCCGGTTTTGTCAATCACGTGCTGCACAACGCGCGAGTTGTTCGTGATCGTGCCTTTCCCGCGCTTATGTCGGTCGCTCTGCATTGAGCCGTAAATCATAGTGGTAAGATCTTCTGCAACGCGCTCAAAGTGCTCGTGCAGTTCCGGGTGATTGTACTGGAATGACTTGGTGCTCCGCTTGGCGACATATTCGTCTGTCCGGTTGTCGATATGATCTTCCGGCGTATATTCCTGCGGCTTACTGTTCGCGTCCCGCTCCGCGCTCTGCCCTGCTTCCGTAGCACGTTCCTGCGCCGGGCTCTGCGCCGGTTCGCGCAGCCCTGCGGCTTCTTCCACCATGCGCAGCGTACTGTTCTCCTGCGGCTTCTCCTGCGCCGCCGGAGCGTCCTGCGCAGTCTCGACCGGTGCGGCCTCTGCCTGTGCTTCTGCCGCGATCGTTTCCGCCTCTGCTGGTTTCGCGCTCGCTTCCGTGTTCATGCTTGCGTTTACGCTTGCTGCCGGTTCTCCGGCACGCAGAGCGGCGTTTTTCTGCGCGTCTATGCCTTTGGCGATGCCCGCCGCCGTGCCGAATGTAGACAGTGCCGCGCCGATCATCGCGTCATACGCGGACTGCGCAAGCATTTCCTTCGCGCCTTCTGCCGTCGTGTAGCTCGACTTTGCCGCCGCGCCCTTGTCGTAGATCGCGCGGATCGCCGGGTTCAGGATGTCGGCCACGGCTTCCTCTGCGCCCTCGCCGACAGCGTTTGTCAGCGCGCGCACAACACTACGCCCGGCATCCGTTTTCGCCAGCTTTCCGATGAGCTTCTCCGCCACGTCGTCCGCAGCACCGCCGCCGAACAGCTTGCCCACGTCAAAGATTTTCTCCGTCAGCACGTCAACGGCAGCGGCCGCAGCGCCGTATGCCACCTGTTCGCCCTCGCTCGCGCCGTCAAGACGTGCATCACGCGACCCGCTGCCATAGGAGCGCAGGCCCATGTTTGCCAGACCTGCGCCGGGGAGCAGCGCGTTGAGTGCCATGTCCGCGCCGAGCTGCAGGCCGCCGCTTGCAATGTCCACAAACGCGCCCGCGGCTTTGCTACCGCCGAGGTTATCTTTCGCCTTTTCGGATGCTTCTTCCGCCGCTGCCGCCGCTTTGTCCGCCTTGGCGTAGATGCTTTCCTGGTTGCGCTTCCGCGCGGCCTCCGCCTTGTCCTTGTCCTCCTGAGGCACGGCGTTGTCCGCGACGGTCACGCCCATGATCTGCGTTCCGCTGCGCTTGTTGAGAAATGTTCCGGCCGCGTTTTCGTAAGCGCTCTCCGCGCTCTTTACGGCGGATTTTGCGATGTTTCCACCCGCTTCCGCCGTCTTGCTCTCCTGCATATTGCTCTCGCGGTAATCATCCGAGATTGCCTGATTCGTCAGGGCAAGCGGCGTTGTCGTGTCCGCGCTGTAACCGGCGTCGCCGAAAGCGTTAAGCAGCTTCTCCCAGAAGCTGATGTTCTCTTTCTTCTTCTGCGGCACAGGTTCAGAGATCGGTTTTGTGACAGGTTTCTGCGCGTCAGCGGTATCCTTCTGTGCTCTCGGCCGTTCGGTCGCGCCTGTGCTTTTGAGCCAGTCGTCAATCGAGACTGTCGCTTTTTTAAACGCCATCTATGGTCTCCTCGCTTTCCGGTCGTTATCTGGAGCTGTTCATGTATTTCAGCCGTCTGCGGCTGTCGTCGGAGATCAGGCCATTGTCTGATGCGTACTGAATGTGCCTGTTCACTTCCGGAACCGGAACGCCCTGCGAAATCATTTCCTCAATCCGATCGTAAACGGTTGCTGCGTTCGCAACAGCATCTGTATCCGTAAAGTCAATGTCGTTGTGCGTGATACGGCCGCTGTCCGTTTTATCCCTAACCGGCGTGATTGTGTCGTCACCACCACCGCCGCCGCCGACGCCGCCACCGCCCCTTCTGCCGTTTGATGCCGTGTAGCTTGCCGGATATGCGCCTGTGCGCTCGTAGTATAGCTTCGGGTTCTGCGCGCCCCACACTTTCTGCATTGCGTCGATCTGATCCTGCGAATAGCCGAGCGCCGCATAACCGCTGAAATCGCCGTACTTGGCGAGCGTCGCGGCCTGCTGTTCGAGGCGGCTGCGCTCGTTTTCCGCAAGCGTCGTGTCCACGCTAAGCTGCTTGACCGCCGTGTTGACGATGGAGTTATCCACACGCTGCGCCTCAGTGTAGAGCGCCTTCGCGCGTGCCGCGTCGTTCTCGCTGATCGCCTGCGCGACCGCGTTCTGATATGCCGCCTTTACCTTCTGCCGCTGCGCCTCCAGATCGGACAGTGCGTCCGCCTCCGCCGTGGACACTTTGCCCATAGCGGCATTGCGGCTGTTCTGCTGCGAGAGCGCGAGCTGACTGCCCGCGCCGACATTGATGCCGCTGCCCGCCAACTGTTCGTTCAGGTTTGCACGTGAAATGTCCGCCTGTGTCGATACCTGCCGCCGCGCCTCGTTGTACGTCTGCGGGATCTTCGCGGCCTGTGCGTCATAATCCGCCATGTTCTGGTCGTAGGCCGCTTTCAGCGCGTCGGTCTTTGCCTTCTGCTGTGCGTCGTAGATCTTGTTGATGCTCTCGCTCTGGTCTTTTGCTTCCGGCAGGACAGTGTTGTTTCCAACGATCTTGAAGCCGCTGCCATCCGCGCCACCGCTGTAGCCGTATTTCTTGCGGATAAGCTCTGCCTGTTCGTGCGCCTCGTTCATTCCGCCCTGATTTCCGGCCTGATGTGCAGCCTTCCACTGCTCACTGAGCGCGGCAATTTTCTGCTTGTCGGCGCTGTTTATGATTGCGTCGTTGTATGCCATCGTGTCACCTCGTCACTTGATAGGGAAGAGGGGACACCGCCGCGCCCGGCAGCGTCCCCCGTGTCGATTGTTATTTATGTTCCAGCAGTTGCAGCCGCGCCTCGTGGTCGTTGAGCGTGTCCTCGCTGCGCTCGATCTTGTCCCACATCTCGTTGTGCTCCTTGGCGTTTCCGGCGTCCATGCGGTCAATGCGCGCCGTCAGCGCCACGACTGCGTCCGTGTTTCGCTGGATGATGGTACTCATCCGCCAGCACGCGCCGATCAGCGTCAGCACAAACGCCGCCGCTGAGATCAGGTTTGCAACGGTAACTGTCATCGTTAGCCTTCCTTTCTAGGCTCCTCGTAAGTAAGCGCCTGCGCACTGTCAGAGCTGCCTGCCGTCGTTGGGTCGTTCACCACGCCAAGGATGGACAGCAGCGCGAACACTGCGTTGATGATTGCTGCAAGCTGCTGATTCAGAACACCGAAATCCCACTTGTAGCCGAACGGGGCGGCCACCACCTGCACCAACAGCAGCAGAGCCGGGATCAGCGCCAGCCAGAAGGTCTTGTTGCGAATACGTACTTTCCAGTTAATGTTCATAGGTACTACCCCTCCATCACTTGTTTTCGTCCATCATCCGCTGGCACACGATCATCGTGCGCAGCATATCCATTGATACGTCCAGCTCGCCGTGCGCATTGCCTTTCAGTGCACCGCGGTCGATCAGCCGCTGTGTCTCCTCGCGCGCCCAGCCGGGCACGTCGTCGATCGTGGCGTATCTGTGGCTGCGCGCGTCCGCGTACCGCTTGCCGATCACAATGCCGCGGATCATATCCCGCGACAGGTCAATGCATCCGTGCTCGTCACCCTGCAGCGCGCCCGCGTCCATCAGCACGCGCACCGTGTCCTGCGCCCACGCGGGCACGTCCTCGATTCTGTTGTATCGTACCATGTCTTCGTCCTCCTCGTCTGTATTTTCTTCCGGCGCAAGCGAAGCCTTGAATGCGTCCCACTGCGCCGGGTCGTCCACCCACGGCATGGGGCAGCGCTTGCCCGTCACGTCGTAGTGCCGCAGCACGTGGTCGGTGTCGATGCCATAGCGCTGCATGATCTCCCGCGCCAGCGCCGCGGCGTTGGCCACGGTCTCCGGCTTGATGTAGTAGCTGCCGTCGGCGCGCTTGCGGCTGCACATCTCAATGCCGATGCTGTTGGCATTGCGGCACTCGGGGTGCCAGTACGCCCGCGCGCCGCAGTGCCACGCCGTGTCGCACTCGCGCACGGACTGCATCGCGCCGTGCTCGTCGCAAAAATAGTGCGCGCTGGCCTGCAGGCCGCCCACACGGTGGTAGTAGTCGCAGTTGTTTTTTGCCGTGTCGCCGTTGTTTGCCGTGTAGTGCATCACGATGTACCGCACCGGCTGCGTGCGCCCGGCGCGGTAATTTGACGGATCGCAAGAAACAAATTCCATCAGCTGTTACCTCCTTCATCTCTGCATCTCATCAATCCGATGCTGTAGGGCATCCTGTAAAATCAACAAGAGGCTCTTTTGAGACTTATATGATTTCTTCGTTTGTAGTAACAATTACATTTTCCAGCGTGTCGTAGAGCACGATTGAAAAATAGGCTGCGCCATTTGAACTGTCGAATTTAAAATCGGCAACTCCATTGGCAGCATTAAAGTTTATAACAGGCCCTTCTTCGCCTTTTTCGAGATTGGCCAAAGATGTATATCCGGCTCTGACTTGGGTTCGGTCAGACTTGAAAAACTTGATAGATTGATATGACACATCAGTGTTCCCTTTCCATCGAATACGCACGACATCACCCTTTTTGACCGGGAGCAAGCCCGTGATATTCGTCCCTGAGTGTGCAACAGGTGCACCGCTGCTGCTATTGTATCGCATATTTTTATACATAGGCGTATGCCCGATGACGTTGCCATCCATGTCAATCGCGGCATCAAGCAGGTTGGTATATGCTGGGGCTTGGGCTACAGCGGTTGCCGTGATAACAATATCGCCGATCACCTCTGGAATAGCTATGACCCCATCTTTGTAAAATGTGGACACGTCCTCACCTCCCATCATGATTTTTACATTACTGACTTCGCACCCCGTGTCGGCAGTTATCGCAGTACAATAAGACTGCCCGTCGATGACATACGCGCGTGGGTTGCTACTTGTGCATTTTGTCAAAGCGACCCGTACAGCTCGCCTCAGCACGTCCGTGCTGCCACGCAATACAGCAGCAGTCACGTCCTTCCCGCCCATCGTCACTTTGATGGATTCAATCAATTTGCCGTTCGTGGGAGTGATGCTTGCTACGAACGGCTGGTACTGCTGCACAGATGCCGCTCCGTTGCTGACTGTGACATCAGTGAGTGTTTTTGTGATGCTGTACGTTGCGATATCTGCCGTCACTGTCTCCGGCGTCCCGTCGATCATAGCTGCTCGGAAAGCGTTGATTTTTTCGATTGTAATGCCGCACGACACCATAAAATTAACCACCTTATCGCGGAAGGTCGCACCAGGATAGGCATTCAAGTAGTTAATCTCGCGCGTCCACGGCGTTTCGTTCCTGCGACGGGCTTCTGCATCTGTGCTGACGCCAGAATTAAAACTCGAGAGTTCGTAATCCTTATCACAGTCGGATTGTGATACCCCAAGTATCGCTTCGCACAGCAGAGCGACCACGCCCGTTCGATCTGCGCCCGCAGAGCAGTGGAAGTATGTCGGCTTGTTTGCGATGACATAATCGAAGAGCGGGTCGAAGATCGCCTTGATATTCCCGCTTGACTTCTGATACGCAAGGTCGTTCCATGTCATATCAACCCACAGCATATCTACGGTCGGTCCAAAGCCACTTTCTGTCCTGCCGTTCAGTTCAGACGCAAAACGCAGGTCAATTTCCTTGAGGATTCCGAGCATATCAATCGCCTGTTGTCTGCCGTCATCGGTCAGATATCCATACATCTCGCCGCCCCTGAAGAGCAGCCCGTACTTTACCCTGCCACCATCGCAATCCCAGCCTCCAAGATCGCGCACGTTGCCCACGTTCAGCAAATGAATCATGCGGCACGCTCCGGTCGGTTTAATGACGCCCTGCTGGATAACTTTTCCGTCAACAAGCAGCACAAAAGTTGATATCGAGCCCGGTGTGCAGTTATAGATTGTGATTGCTCCTGCGCTGACCGGCTGCGAAACACTGTTACCTGTGTACCCGTCCACGATTGTCAGCGTTCCGGCGGACTTCATCACAATGTCTACGCCAACAGGTCGGTTTGCGCTCACTGTCGTCACATATTCGGGTATCTGCGAGACAGCGTAGTCCGAGGGGTCGTAAGTGACGTTTTTCAGATACCTGTCTACCTCTGCGCGGCACTGGTCAAATATGTACACTTCGGTTTCCACTCCGGTGTTCAAGCAGCGCCTCACAGCATCGCCCATCTCCGCGACTTTGTATTTCGTTGCAGTGCCATTTTTCTCGCGGATAGCATTTGCGATGTCCTGTACGGCGGTTTCTTCGTAGAGCTTTTTCATCTCAGTAGCTCACCTCCGTGCCATCAGGCAGGGCGGCTATGACGCTGTTGACAATCTCCTGCTTATCAGCTGCCGTCCAATAGTCCGTGCCTTTAACGGGCGTGTGACCGGCAGCGCCCGGAGCGCCGGGGGCGCCCTTTGCGCCGGGGTCGCCCTTTTCGCCTTTTTCGCCTTTCTCGCCCTGCGCGCCCGGTGCGCCGGGCGCGCCGTCCTTACCGGGAGCCCCGGCATGGCCTTGCGGGCCAGCAGGGCCAGCAGGGCCAGCAGGGCCAGCAGGGCCGGTTGCACCTGCGTCACCCTTCGCACCGGTTGCTCCGCGCGATGGCTTGCCAGTGTCCGTGCCGCCAAGATACCAATTGCCGTTTGGCCCGATCGTCGGTGTGATGCCGTCCGCACCAGCAGCCCCCGGTTTGCCATCTGCACCATCCTCGACCGTGGCAATGGCTGCTCCGTCCACGCTGATTGTTGTCGTCTTGCCGGACTTAGTGGCCGTTACCACCGGGCTGTGGCCGTCCTTGCCGGGTTCGCCGGGGTCGCCCTTTGCGCCTTCAATCACAACAAGCGGCGTGTCAACGGCTGCGTCTACCTCTTCACCAAGCGCATCGAGGATCTCGGCTTCGATTCTGTCGCTCATTCCATCAGCTCCTCGTCCGTGCAGTCCAGCACCTTAATTTTCGGGTTTTTCTCCGGCTTAATGATATTGCCCACGCCCTTGAAGTTGCAGGTGATCTCCAGCTCCGCCTGCCCCACGTCGAGGGACAGCGTGTCTTCCTGCGTCAACGTCAACAAAAACCGGTCATTTGCGGTGTCGTACCGCACCGCGTCCGGCCACGTCTTGCGCACACTGTCGCCTAACTTGAACGCGATCTCATCCACGTTGCTAAGCGGAAACACGTCCATGTCGTTGAATTTCACGCGCACGGGAACGGTCTTTGCCTCACCGCGTTTGATATATGCCATATCATCACCTCATACTTCCCAAGCCCCGGTTACGCCGTGCGCTGCCAGACATATACCGCCAGATATGGCGGCATATTGTTGTGAGCCGCACCGCCGCCCGTGCCGCTTGTTTTCGCCAACTTTGCCAACCACGTTTTGTCGCTGGTGTAGCTAATGCTCGGCCAGCCGATATAGCCGCTCGGTGCGCTGCTGTCGCCGCCGTCGTTGCCGGCATACTCGTCATGGTAGTGGTTTGGCATCTCTTGCGCTGTCAGCGTGTGTGTCGCTTCGCCCCCGGTCGTGCCCGCTTTGTATTTCGTACCTGCCGCCAAGATGAACGTGTCTTTGATCTGCGTCCATGTGCCACCGAACAGCGTTGCCGGGTTGTCGCTGGACGCAGAAAAGTAAAACGCGCCAACCGGGTACACTTTCAGGAAATAGGCATTCAGCACACTGTCCAGAGCGTCACTTGCGAGTTTCTCCGCCGTTACGGCCCCGGCCGCGAGTTTCTCCTCCGTCACGGCGCGCATCGCGATCTTGTTGCTGGTGACTGCGGCAGTCGCGATTTTCGCCTGAGTTACACTCTCCCCCGCGAGTTTGCTCTCCGTAACAGCGCCGTCGAAAATATGCCGCTCCTGCACGGCGCTCGAGGCGATTTTGCTCGCCGCGACCGCATTATTCGCCAATTCCGGACTACCAATCGTTTCGTTGGCAATCTGGTGATAAGTCACCGCGCCCTTTGCGATCTTTTCCGTAGTCACCGCACCGTCCGCGAGTTTGTCCGTAGTCACAGCCCCGTCCGCAATGGCGCCCTGCGACACACCGGCGATCTGCGCCTGCACGTTCTCGATCGCTTCCTGCACGTTGGTTTTGTTCACCGCCTCTGTCGCGACAAAACCGATGCATTTTGCCGCGCTTTCACCGCCGAGCGCCGCGACCAGATCGTTCAGTGCCTTTTTCAGCAGGTTTCCTGCAAGGTCAAACTTTGCTTTCAGAGACGCGGCGGAAAGTCCACCCACGTCGTTCGGCTCGTTGTCCAGTTTGGCGATGATGTCCATGTCCTCGTTGCACGTCGGAAGTGCCATATGTAACCCTCCTATCGCACATATCCTGTGAACCGCACGCGGATGTCGGCACTCGTGACAGTCGCCGTCGTGTCTGCGTCATCGTTCGTCAGGATGAGCTTGTAGTATGTAAATTTCTTTGCTTTCAGTTTCAGACGCGTCATATACGGGCGCTTGTTCGAGTTGAACGACCAGTGCGCAAAATTCGCGTGGTCAAACGCTGCACTGTTACGAAAAACCAGCTTCTTTGAGAAATCCGCTTTCCGGTCTGTCATGACCGTCACGGTCATCGACCCGGCGTGCGTCGGCACGAGACCGATCCACAGCATGGCGGAGTATTTACGCATGAAATCCGCGCCGAAGTGCATGTTGCCGCTCTCCCAGCGTGCGTCGATCGCTTCTCCGCAGTCGCTGCGGAATGCGTTTGAAATCTCCACAAGCGTGTTGCCGCGCGCGCCGAGCAGCCTGCCGTATACACGGTAAAAGTGCTTGACAGGGAAGTTCGTGTACAGATACCACACATTGAGACCGTAGTTGTGCACAATGGCCGTGTCACCATATACGCAGTACCATTCTTTGCGGTCGTTGTCGTCCCAGCAATACGCCTGACGTAGGTCAAAGTCTTGCAACGCTTTCCACACGCGGTCGGAAATGCGTTTTGCCTGCCGTTCGTCGATCGTCAGGTTGCTGGAGTAGCTGCTGTTGTTTTTCCATGTGTAGACGCTCTCCCCGAACAGGGTGTAAGGGCTGTTGTCCACAAGCCGCACCTGACCGGGAGCAATGTTGCCGATGGCCTTGTTCACCTGCGTCCAGTAAAACGCAGGGAGGATTTTGCCCTCCGCGTTCGTCACTGTGCCGTACTGCACGGAGTATGCGCTGTCCTCTTTGAACGCCAGCAGTCTGGAGTAGTGGCGGATCATCGCCGTGATCGGCGTGTTCTCGTCGCCGATGTCCAGCACGTTCATGTCAGGAAAGTATTCGGCGGTCGGGTTGCCGTCGATGTCCAGCCCGGAGTACAGCGCCTTGTTGCTTCCGTCACCGTAGAGGAACACGCGGTTGTCCGTCGCGCCGTTGTAAAGCTCTGCAAACTTCATTGCCCTGACCGCGCCGGAATCGTCAGATGCCACGGTGTATTCTACTTCGTACACATCCGCACCGGCAGGGGGCACGCTCGTGAATGTGATCTTTCCACCTGCAAACGTATAGTCCGTACCGGCTGCCAGTGCTGCGCCTGTTGCCCTGTTTTTCACGCTCACAGACAGCGTTCCACTTTCCGGGCACACATACGCCGTGGACTTTCCGTCCGTAGCAATGCGGTATTTTCGCTTGCTGGATAGCTTGTTGATCTGCTCCAGCTCCGTGCCGCTGCCGTCCGCGCCAACGCCCACAAGCACGGTCGGTACATACCCGGTCACATCGGAGAGCTTGTATCCGTCAAACACCTTGTACTGCGTTCCGTTGAGGATATAGAGCTTTTCCCGAAACCCGAAAAACTCCGTGTGCGCGTCGGCGAGCGTGCCAAGCTCCGAGACCGCCGTAGTGGCTGGAAATTCGATTTTCCACAGCTTCCCGGCAGCGGCCGCTACCTGCACATATTCTCCGCCGACGTAGCCGCACCACGTTCCCTGAATTTCTCCGGCGAACGTATGCACGGCTTTCATACCGGGGCGCTTTCGCAGCGTGCCGTCCTGCGTCACGCGCCAGTTGCGCATTTCGGATGCCTCACCGAGTTTCAGGCTTGTGTCGTCGCTGCCAGCCTGATTGATGCCGAGCCATTTCTGGATCCCGACAATCTTCTCATTCATGCGCGTCACCAGCTCCCGAATTCGCCGTACTCGATGCCGCCGTACACATCCTCGACCGTGCCCATGCTGCACTGCGCGTTCGCCTTGTGCATCGTCACGATCTCGTTGTAGCGCCGCTTGAACCGGTCGGATGCCTCCGGGTTCTCGTCCGTCAGAAGAGCGGAAGCAAGGCCGTATGGCATCGCACCGAGCGCGAGCGTGTTGTCGATCTCCGAGATCGTGTCGTCGAATTCCTCAACAGGCCGCCAGCCGGAAGCAGTTTTCCCGGCCTTCTTTGTCTCCGAAAACGGGTACAGCTCCGCGATCATGGTGTTGATGATCGACACGGTGCGGTATTTATATTCATCCGTGTCCGTCGTCTGCGGTTTCCCGCTGTCGCTCAGCTCGTCCATGATGGACATTGCCGCATCGAACACGTCGCTGACTTCTGCCACAAAATCACCTCGTTATCTGAAAATAGGCGGCGGGATTTCCCGCCGCCTTATCCGTTGCCTCAGGCGGCCGCCGTCATAATGCCGGAATCCAGCGCGCCGGTCTTGCTGGCGTAAGCCTTGACCTCCGTGCCGGCGGCAATGCCGGTCGGCTTCGCGCTGGCGCTGTAGGTCTTCGCCGTGGAGGAAGTCTTCGGGTTGCTGCCGTCGGTGGTGTACTTGATGGTCTCACCTTCACCGGCAGTCAGCGTCATCGTGCCGCCGGAGACGGACATCGTCGGGGTCGTGCTGCCCGCAGTCGCGTGCACGCCGATGGCGTATGCCTTCTTGTCCAGCACAAAACTGTCGAACATCACGCGGTACTCCGCCACATCGCCGTCGATGCCGAGCGGGTTCTTCTGGATGCGCATGGTCTGGTTCTTCACCGGGTCGACGCTCGCGCCCTTGCGGAAAATCACAAAATTAACGCCAGCGGGCAGATAGCTGTCCGGGATGGCGTACACGTCGTTGCCGTCGAGCTTACCCAGAGAACCGTTTGCAACGGCGTCCTTGCCCAGCACGTCAATGCCGACGATGTAGTCCGAAAGCTTGCACTTGGCGAACAGCGTGTGGCCGATGAAGATCGCGCGGTTATCGGTCGGCACAAGATGGTTGGACATCTCCGCGCCCATGTTGACAATGGCGTCGATGGCCGTCTTGCCGGTCAGCGCCGTCGCGTTGACGGTCACAACACCGGCGCCGCCGACCCACTTCTGCAGGCGGTATTTGTCGATGCTCGGGGTGACCTTGCCGTCCCACGTCGCCTTCATGCGCGCGTTGCACTGCTTGACGTTAAACTGTTCGGCAGCGTTGCCCGCGTCGATCGAGAACGTGCCGCCCTTGTCCTGCGTCATGCGCATGGTCTGCACGGTGTCGCCCAGCTCTTTGATCTTGCCGAATCGGCTGGAGCCGCTGCGGGTGTAGTCGCCGAAGTCGCCCTCGTCGGAGCTGTACACGTTGATTGCGTTCACGCCAACAAAGTCGTAATCCTTACCGGCGAATGCGTCGGTCACGCTCTTCTGGTGGAAGCGCTCGTCGAGCTTGGTGCTGTATTTGTCAAAAACATTGATTGCCATTATGTAATTACCTCACTTAAAAATTCAGAATTTCAGGCGGAGGCAAGCCCTCATTTCACGCGGTCAGTTGCCGTCGTACCACAGCGCGTCAAACGCTTCGTCGCTGCCGGTCTTCCCAGCACTGCTCTGGCTGCCGGTGCTCCTCGCGGCGTTCGCCGCGTTCCGGTCGCGCGTCTCCTGCTCGGATTTCATGCGCGCGATCTCTGCCTCCAGCGCCTTGTTGCGTTCTCTTGCGTAGGCCGAAACCAGCGTTTCGCCGCGGTTAAAGGCTTCCCACACGCCGTTCGGAATGGAGGCCGGGTCAACGTCGGGATAGGCTTTTGCAAATGCGTCAAAGCACTCGCCGCGCCATTTCTCGTTCGCTGCCTGCTGCTCCTGCTCCTGCTTCTGGGGTGCCAGTGCTGCCCGTTCCTGGTCGAGCGCGCGGCGCTCTCTGTCGAGCTTTACACGCTCGAGCGCCATGCCGTCGTCGTCGATGCCGTATTTACTCTTGGTAACGGCAATGAGCATGTTTTCCACAAGCTCCTCGACGGTTGTGCCGCTCTGCTTTGCCAGCTCCTGCAGCGCGTTCTCGTGTTCCGTGAGCTGCGCCAGTTGCTGTTTCTGTTCGGACACCTGGGTTTCCAGCTGCGTGTTTTTCTCGGTCACGCGGTCGTAGTCCATGCCCTTCTGAGCGAGCGTTACGACCTCGTCCCGGTTGACATTTTTCGTCTCGCCGAGGTGCTTGAGCTCAAACAGTTGGCCGTCTGTCTGCGCCTGCTGCTCCTCGTTCTCGCCCGGCTGTGCGGCATCTGCATCCTGCCCGCCGTCGTTCTGTTCGACCTCTGGCGCGGCGTCGTTGCTCTGCGCCTCCGTGTCCGGCGCGCCCTGCGCGTCGTCCTCGATGTCGGCAAAGCTGTCCGCCGTGATGTCGCTCCAATCGTCTGCGTCCGCCGTAAAGGCGGTGTTCATGTCGTCTGCCATGTCAAAATCCCTTCTCCCGCTATGGTTGGCGGGTGCGGCGCTATGGTTGGCGCCACGTGTTGAAATTTATCTGGTAATGTATTTGCAAGGCGGTTTTCCGCCGAGCGTTCGTTATTCGGTCGTTCCGGTCTGCATGACCTTGCGCTGCAGGTCGCCGAAGCCGCCGCCGCCGCGAATGGGCGTCTTCTGGCCGAGATCGACCAGAGCGCTGGTCTCCGGTGTTCCGCCTGTGCTCGAGCCCTCCGGCTGCATCATCTGCTGCTGTGCTGCCTGCTTGCGCGAGGCGATCAATTCCTGCCGCTTCGGGATGTAGCCGTCCGGGATGCGCTCGAGGTATTCCTCAATCGTGATCTTGTCCTGCATCAGCAGGTTATCCAGTGTCTGCACCGACGCCATCTCCGACCAGTACGAGCTTGCGCCAACGTCCAGTTTCAGTGCCATCGGCATATCGTTCAGAATGCCGTAGTCGAACAGCACGGTTTCCAGCTCCTCCGGGTCTTTCCCGGCAAATGCGAGGATGTCCGAGCCCACGTCCGGCATAGACACCTGCACTTTGCGCTTCCCGTAGTACGCCGCCATGAAGTCCAGATAGATGCGCCCCAGATCCTCGATGGATTTGTAGAGGTTCTGCTTCGTGATCTCCGACGGGATGCTGGCAGCGCGCTGCAGGGCAATAATGGCCGACGTGTTGTCCGGTCGCGTCTCGCCAAGCGCTGCACTCGTCGCGCCGAGAAACTGCCGCGTATAGTCCACGCTCGTCTGGATAAACTGCGCAATCTGTGGGCTGATCTGTGCCGGGTCGATGATCTTTGCCACGCCGGACACGTCACCGCCGTTGACGCCGATCGCAGCGCCGACCGCGTTGTTCCACTTCGGGATGCGCGTCTTGTCGTAGACCGTGCGCGGAAACGCACTCGTCATCAGCGAGATCATGGACATGGCAAACAGCTTGTTGACAAAGATCTGGTTCGGGATCAGGCCAGTCACGAGCGCCTGCCCGTGATAGCTGTCGGGAATGTAGTCCCAGTTGATCCACGTCACCGGGTAGAGCCGCAGCCCCATGTCCCACGGCTCGCGCAGCATGACGCGCCCGGAGACTTCGCACGCCCACACCGTGCCGGTCTTGCGTTCCTTCCACATCCGCAGCAGCACCGTACTGCGTTCTGAGCTGTTTTTGTAGCTGTCAGTGTTGTGGTTCTCAGTGTCCGGCTGGATGTCTCCCCAGCGCGGATTTCCGGCCTCCTGCGCTGCTCTGCGCAGTTCTTTCGTCATTTCTCGCCGTTCGATGAGAATATAGGGCTGCTTCTGCGGGTCGCGGCACGCTGTGTTGCCGAAGCCGACGCGCATATTGTCCACGATCTCCGTGCGGATGCCGCCGCGCAGCCCAAATCCAGCGTCGACCGTGTCGTCCCAGAACGTGAACAGGCAGCTATCACCGTCCACCGCGGCGTTGCGCATATACTCGCGCACGAGGTTCGGCACGCGGTTGAATTCAAACAGCCGGTCAAATTCCTTGTTGACGATCTCCGCGACACGTTCCACGTCCTCCGGCGTGCGCTCGCACGCAAGCGGAGTTGCCTGCATCTTGATGTTGTCGGTCGTGATGTTTGCAACGGAAAACAAGACGACCTGTTTCAGGAAGTTATATACCGGCGTCGGCAGGCCCTTCGCGTCCACGCCCTCCCATTGCTTGCCAATGAAGAAGTTCTCGTTGGCGCGCACCGTCTCGTCGAGGTTGACAGCGGTGTTGTAGCCGAGCATTTTCTGGTACTCTGCCTGTACCTGCTCCGGCGTGATCTTCTTGTCGAACTCGTCAGGCATCGTCGCTCACGTCCTTCTTTCCGGCCATCAGGTAGCTGTAGTTCATGAGGTTGGACACGCCGTTGGAGAAGTCCTGCGCCATCTGCAGCGCCTGTTCCACCTGCTCTGCATGGTCTTCGTCGAGCTTGTCCGCTCGCTCGCACAGTGCGGCCGCAGTCTCTTCCAGTGCCTCTACGCGCTTTTGTAGCTGCGACACGTCAAGCGACGTATCTGCCAGCATGTCCATCGTCGCGTCCTGAAACGCCCGCAGCTCGTCGCCCCAGCGCCGCAGGCTTGCCATCGTCAGCGCAAAGCACGCCGCGATCACCAGTAGGCCGATCAAACCGATAGTGTTCATGTCTTCCTCCTAATAGCTGATATATCCGGCAGACGGTGCGTCTCCGGTCATGAATTCCTCGTAGCCCTCCTGCGCGTCCTCGTCCTCGTAGATGATCTCCGTCGGGTTCGCATCTCTTGCGTCCGCGCGCATTGTTCTCGATACGCAGTAATAGCGCACGGAATCGACCGTGTGCGTGATCTCGTGCGGCTCTTTCGCACAGTCGTTCGGGTTGCGCTCGTCCGCCTGAATGTCCTCAAGATCTCCGATCGTCCGTTCGCAGGTCTGGAAAAGCACGAGCCCCGGTTTTCCGTCCGGCATATTTGCGAGCGCTTCTTTCACTTGCAGGAAACCCTGCACGCGGTTGTTGCTTGCCCGCACGATGGGCACGCCGCACTGCATGAACACCTCTGCCATCGTCTTGCCGGTGTCCTTCTGGCGTGACCAGATGTCCGGTGGGGCAAAGGTGATCTCGATGTGCTCGTCCGGCATCGTCATGTCGAGGATCTGCTTTGCCGCATCCTGCACGATCAGCCCCGGCTGCACCAGCTCGCGGTACATATACGATCGTCCGTTTTCGTCCACCGCGTACCAGCCGACGGCGAGCATATCCAGACCGTAGTCGAGCGCCCTGTATCGCTTCCAGTGCTTTGGGATCTGGAACGGCTTGCAGGTGTGCGTCGCCTTGCTGAATTCTGGGAAATACGTGCCGCACAGTGCGTCCCAGTCGCCGTAGCGGTGCGCCTTGCGGATGTTCTCAGGCAACTGAGAGAGCGCCTGCAGATAGCCCGGAGAGGATTCAAGCAGGTCTTTGTTGTCCTCGACCGTTGCGAAAATGAAGCTGTAGTCGTCCGGATTCTCGTTCTCCTCCGGGTTGTCGGAGTCTGTCTTGAAATTTCGGTCGATAAACAGGCGCTTGACCCATCTGTGCCCGACGCCGCCGGGGTTACACGTCAGGTAAAAGCGCTTTGGAATCTCGTTGACGCCGCGCAAGCAGCCGCCGAGAAAGCGAAATTCGCGCTCTGTAAACTGCGTCGCCTCGTCCATGAAGATCCAGTCGTATTCCTGGCCTTGGTATTCGCTCTCGGACGTGATGCCGCTCCAGTGGCCGAAATGGATGGTCGAGCCGTTCTGAAAGTACAGCGTGTGCAGTGTGCCGTTATAGCTTGTCAGCTCTTGCGGCACCATCTTCAGAATCGGTTCGATGTGGTTCGACTGCAGTTCCGGGTATGTCTTTCGCACGATGAGGATACGGATGCCCGGCCATGTAAAAGCACCGCCTACCGCCTTGATGCGCACAGCGTGCGTCTTGCCGCCGCCTCGCGCGCCGCCGTAGGCCGTGTACATTGTTCGGCTCTTGTAAAACAGAAGCTGCTTCTCGTTCGCGTGCCCCGGATCCCATGTGAAATTTGTCTGCGTGCTTCGCTTCTGCTTCGGCATGGCATCCTCCGTAAATGCAGAAACGGAGCCAACCGCATTCCGCAGTCAGCTCCGTTCAGCTCTTATGCCCGGCCGTTTCCGGGCACGTCGTTATTCTGTTTCTGTTTCCCGAAAGGCGACCTTGCGCTTTACTTCCAGCACAAGCACGCCGTCTTTCGTTTGCTTTACCTCGGCAGTATTCCCGCGGCCGATAATGTCCAGAATCGCCCGGAGGAGAGTTTCATTTTTCTGCATAGGGTACCTTCACATTGCCGCCCCGGCATTTTTCCGCCACCCGTCAAGGTAAATGACAGGCGCGGCCTTGCTCGCCGGTTGATAGCCCATCCGAACACCGTAGCCGCTGCCGTAGTCCAGCGCAGCCGCAGTGTTAACAAACAATCGTTCGACCGGCTCCGCGCTCCTCGTAGAAGCGTTCGTCCGGAAAAAGCAGTCCTTAAACACGGCAGGGGAGTGCGTGTGACCGCAAACATAAACGTCTGCGTCGACAATCGTCGCATAGTCCGCGAGCCGATTGATCTTTCCGCCGAGCCTGCGCCCGCCGCCGTTGCCGTGGTTGACGTAGATGGAATACGTCGTTTGCCGTCCCTCGCTCTTGCGCCGGGAGTTTTCACCGAGTGATACGAATACGAGCGCCGCGTCCGGAGCGTACCGGTCGCCCGCGCCAAGCTCGTTTGCGATCAGCCATGTAATGTCGATTCCGTCTGCACGATATGTCCGCTCTTCGTGGTTTCCGGGAACGGCGCACAGGATGCGGCCTTTCAGCGGAGCAAATGTCTTGTTTGCAAGCTGGATCTGCTCCATCGGGGACAACTGCGTGCTGTAGATATCTCCGATGCTGCTTCGCGTCGCATTGTCGATCAGGTCGCCCGCAAGGATAACGTAGGCGTTGTCTCTCTCCGCAATGTCCGCCACACGCTTTTGCACGCCGCGAATATCGCAGTTCGGGTCGGAAAGGTGTACGTCCGCAATGACGTGCACTTCGATTTCGTTTTGCTGCTTCGGCAGCTCCACACGGATAACGTGCAAACGCTTCACCTCATTCGTTCAAGACCACCGCTGCGAGCGCTCTTGCACAGCGCCCCAGCAAAAAAACGAAATAATCTACCAGACACGGTTGTTGCGCGCATAGCTTATAAACCAATTCCGAGCAGCAGCTCAGCGCGCCCGCCTCCCGCTGCAGCAGGAAAGCGGCTTTCTGCCGGTTTTTCACGCTCCGGTCAATCCGGTCGTCTGGTCTTGGCGGCAGCCCCCGGGCTTGCACCGGGCGCGTCCCTCTTGGAAAGCTGCCGTAAAAGGGGAAGCTGCGGCATCCTGACTTGCACAGGATTTCAGCGGAAAGGAGATAAAAGCGCTTAGGCCACTTGCCGCCTCAGCAGTGTTTACCGTCGCTTCCGACGCTTGATTCCCGGATAGTGCCGGGTTCACAGTTGCTCCGTACCGTAATAGGTTTTTGGAAGGAAATAACGGCCACAGGAGGTCGGCCTTTTTCCGGTACGGAGGGGCATCGTTCGCAAACGCGAACAGCAAGCACTTAGCCGCAGCGCGTATCCTGCGCCCGCATTCGGCTTGTTGGATTAAGCGTGTTTGTTACGCACTTGCAAGCGTTACTTGAACGCATCGTCGCCGCCGATCCCGTCTGTCTTGATCGTCAGCTCCTGCGCGTGAACGTCGATCACAGGCTTGTCGATGTACCCGCCGTTTTTCGGCTGCTTTAGCAGGAAGATGATTCCGCCGCTGCCCTTCGGGTTTTCAGCCACCATGCGCGCATAGACCGCTTCCCGGTATGCAACCAGCTTTTCGAGCTGCTCTCCATATCCGTCATATTCCCCGCCTTCGTTTGCCCGCCATCGTGCGAGTGTGCGCGGCGCAATGCCGAGATACTTCATCAGCGCATAGTCGTCCATGTACTGTTTTCCGTCCTCGCACTGCATAATGAACTCGTCGATCAGAACGCCCAGCTCTTCGGCGGTTTTGATTTTGCGCGGTCTTGCCATAGAATCACCCCATCGCTTATAGTATAGCATCAAACGTCGAAAAAACTAAATGCACGACCCCAGAAAATGTATGAAATTCCTTTGGAAAGACGTGCACGATTGTAAAGACGTGGAAAACGTAGCGGGTTGAGCTTGCGCTGAGCGGGACGATGTTTGGCGGGAAGTCTCAAAAGGCTGTGTGTCGTAACGCATGGGCCGTCGCCTGAGAGCCGCCCCGCTTTTCCGCTGCCCCCGGGGGAGGGGGGGAAGGGTGTGCACCCGGAAACGCTGAACGAAACACGCGCCACACACCAGCGCGCGCCGTGGATGATTGCCCGCGAGGCCAGGCACCTAATTGCTACTGCTGAACAGCACTGCATACACTGCGCATGAACTGCATAAACTACCAGCTTTACAGAACGGAAACGCCACATAATCCATGAGTTATTCGGCAAAATGTAGGTTATGCCGAATTTGCAAATCGCATAAACCATTGAAAACACAAGCCTTTTGCGAAACTGCATGAATATGCACAGCATGCAGCGCCGGAAACGGCTGTGAAAAGTGCATCAGTATGCACCAGATCACCGCCATAAAACCAGCCGCCACAAGCCCCGCGATTTTTTTATCTGCAGCCACAACGCGAATTGTTTTGAATAATGGGATCATATCATCATATCATCATATCATCATATCATCATATCATCATATCACATCACAACATCATCACTGCATCACCAGCACGCATCCAGAGCAACACCCCCGCAAAGAGGGGGGGACTATAGGGGGGGTATTTACATAGCTAAGTAATAGCTATTACACAGCTGTGCCATAGCTATTAAATATCTATTCCATACCCGCGAGACATTCAACGACCAAAGAAAAGGAAAGCATAGAGTGAGAGAGCACCCGCGCAAAAATTTTTGCAAAAAGGGCTTGACATACTGCATTGAGTATGCTATCTTGTAAATGCAGCCGGGGAACGGCGGCGAAAGGAGATGATCCCCGCGGCAAGAAAAACCACCACCAGCACGGAAGTAAAACGCCGGTATAATGACCGCGTTTACTGCAAAGTTCAAGCGGAGCTGCCACGCGATACGGTAACGGCATTCAAGGCCAAGTGCAAAGTCAAAGGCATATCGCAAGCACGCGTTTTACTTGAAGCCATCGAAAACTTTTTAAGGGACTGAACGTCCCTTAAAAATATACATACTCGATTGAGTATGTCACACACGAAAAGGAGATACAGTCATGAAATACTTTACCAACATCCACACCCTTGACGAACTGAAAGCAGCTTACCGCCGTCTCGCCCTGAAATATCACCCCGACATGGGCGGCAGCACGGAGATCATGCAGGAGATCAACAACGAGCACGACGCGCTGTTTGAGCAGCTCAAGCGCCAGCACAATGCCCACGCGGACGAGTACCACCAGACCACCGAGACCGCCGAAGAATTCCGCGAAATTCTCGCCGTGCTCCTCGGGCTGCCCGGGCTGACGGTCGAGCTTTGCGGCTCGTGGCTCTGGATCAGCGGCGAGACGCGGCAACACAAGGACGCGCTAAAGGCTGCAGGCTGCCGCTGGAGCAGCAGCAAAAAAATGTGGTATTGGCGGCACCCGGAGGATGCGCGCGGCCATTACCGCGGCAAGCGCAGCATGAACGAGATCCGCAGCAAGTACGGCAGTCAGGTCTTTGACGCAGACGGCCGCGAGCGTACCGCATACAACCGGCTAGGGGCGACGGCGTGAGCCGTCCCCGGCCGTACTCCGTCCGCCGGTATAAGTCCGGCGCTGATGAGCAAGAGCGAAACGGAGGTTGTATCATGTATCAGATTATCAAGTATTGCCGCGATTGCGGCGCTTATTCCGGCCGAGAGTTTGGGCGCAAGGCCGACGCGGTGCGATATGCCCGCGCTTGCGTCTGCCCCGATTGGGAGTATGTCGCAGTTATCAACATGCGCACCAAGCGCGTCGATGTGCTCAAGGGCGCGCCGATGATGGTGCGCTATGCGCCCGGATGCACCGAGTACAAGCGCGGGAAGCTCTGCGCTATCTATGGGTGGTGATTACAGTGAGTTATCACGATTTGCTTACCATGTACGGCGACGAGCAGCGCGAAGCCGAACAGCGCGTACATATCTACGTGCAGCAACCGAAGCGGTATAAGACGCCGGAGGACATCGCCCGCAAGGATGCCGACATTGCGCGCCAGATCGAGCGCATGGAACGCTTAATTGACGATCTGCGCGACTATCGCGTAGCGCTGGCGCAGCGATATGCAGAGCTGGAAACGATGCCTTACACGCGCGTTTTGACACTAAAGCGTGACCCAAGTTATAAAGGCCGCATTACCTACTGGGTGACGATCACGCGCCGGATGTCTGACGGCACGGAGACCGACGAGCTGCGCGAGCAGTACGCCGGGCAGGAGCGCGCGAAAGCGTTTGCCCGCTTCGCCGCCCTGCAAAAGCAGTACCCCGGCATTGCATCCGTTAAGGATATAGCGCGCAGAAGCTGGGAATAATGGTAACGCCCGGCATCCTGCACAACTTCAGCACCAATTTTTGAGCATATTTATTTCAAATAAACTCGATGTTTCTGCTGACTTTATATAAACTCTGTTATATATTTAAACCATCAAAAGGGAAAACACGATAGGCCGACAGGCTGGAAAGGACTATATCATGGCAAAAGCAACTGCAACCTGCACCTGCGCCACCTGCGGCGCAATGTTTACGCGCACCAAAATCTGCCGCAATCGCCGCGAGGCGGATGGCTGGGAGGCGTGGGCAGCCGCAAACTTTGACGAGTGCACTGCCTGCTACACCGCACGCAAAGCGGCGGAGCGCGAGGCAGCCGCAGCAGCAGAGGCCGAGTTCCCCCTTACGCTGCACATGACCGGATACCCGGACAGGCATAACACCCCGGTCGTCCTGTTTTTTGGCGGAGACACCGTGCCGCACAAGGATGATATTAAGTCGCTCGGATACCGCTGGGTCTTTGCGGATGACTACATCACCTACGGCTACAGCGTCCAGCGCGGGGAGCAAAAGTGGATCAAGGTCGTCCCGCAGGAGGACGCCTACGACGAAATCGAGCGCGCGAAGGCGCTCGACGCCGTGATCGACGATAGCATTGTAGACACGGAGTATCTTGCCAAACAAGCCGCCGCCAAGCGCGAGCGCGTCGCGGCCGCTGAGGCTTCCGGCATCACGGAGCCGGTCAAACCGGTATGCTACCCGGCCGGCCGCTGGAACGGCAAGGTCTACGGCACGGCGGCTTATGGCTACCGTATCTATGTCGATAACGCTGAGGTGCAGATCAGCAACGATGACGCCGACGCACTCAAAAGATACGCCAAGGCTCTTGCGGCCTGGCGCGAAGCAACAGCAGCAAAGGAGACATCACCATGACTGACAAGCAGTTTTATCACGCTTTCCGCGCTGCGCAGCAATACAGCGATCCGGATGCTTTTGCGTCCAACGTCGCGCTGTCCGACATCTTTCCGACCGTCGAGGGCGATGATCTCCCGGCGCTGGCGGACGATCTACGCCATGTCTGGCGCTATGCGCACATCACCGTGCGCGAGATTGTGCAGCACACTGGCCTGACGCAGGCAAACTTTGCGCAGCGCTTTGTGATCCCGCTGCGCACGCTGGAAAGCTGGCTCGGCGGCACAAATACGTGCCCGCCATACACCCGCCTGATGCTGGCGAAGCTGTGCGGCCTGTAAACGATGTCAAGTCAGCCAATACGCGGTTAGTATTTTAGTTAGCGTTTTGCCAACGAAATGCGTTTGCATTATGCGAAAAATAATCGTAAATCCGCGACGTTTTTCGCACCGCAAAGATTTCCGAAAGCACTGCAAAGCATTGATATACAAAGAAAAGCCCCGGAATCCAACGGATTCCGGGGCTTCTTAATTTGGAGCGGGATACGGGAATCGAACCCGCCGAAAATCGCCGTAAAACCATTGAAAACACTACATTTTCTGATTTCAGTTAGCATTTTTCGTTAGTATTTTGCGCGAAAAACCCGGCCATAGCATTTTCTGCCTTTACCCGGTCAGCGTTTGCGATGTGCGTATAAATGCGTATCATGGTCTGGTTGTCTGCCCATCCGCCGAGCTGCATCATCTCCAGCTCCGGCACGCCTAGGTGATACCCCAGCGACGCGAAGCTGTGCCGCAGCCCGTGCGTGCCGACCTGCGGCAGCCCATTGCGCGCGCACACGCGGTTGATCTGGTGGTAAATCGTGTTTGGGTTACAGCGCACGACCGGCCCAGACTTGTCCTCGACGGCCTCCAGCGCGGCCAGCAGCTCCGGTATCATGATAGGGATTGTGCGTGTGGACGAACGGTTTTTGTTGGATTCCTTTTGCTGCGGCCGCTGATCCTCGCCGATGACGACCGCACCGGATACGCGGATCGTCTTTGCGTCCAGGTCTATGTCCGACCAGTTAACCGCCATGATCTCCGATCGGCGGAGGCCGTGCAGCGCCAGCAGCGCGGGAATGGCAAACGGCTCGTTTGCAACGTCTGCCACAAAGATTCTGATTTGCTCCGGGTCGAGCCATTGGCGCTCGTTCGGCGGCACTTGCGGCAGCGTTACTTTGGGCACGTCGTACCCGCCGAATTTCAGCGCGGCCGCCACCATCATCCACGCATTTTTCAGTGTCTTCGGTTTCACGCTTTTTGCCTCGGCGCTCACAATCGACTGCCAGTTCGTGATCTCGCGGACTGGCCTTTTCATTTGTGCGGTGAACCGATTCCGGGACATGGATTTGTATTCCCGGATTGTTGACGGCGACAGCACTCCGCGCTTTGCGTCGATGTATGCCGTCACGCACTGTTCCAGCGTTCGCGTGCTCTTGCAGGGTAGGCGCTTCCCGTTGCGATAGTCCGCCTTGATCTTTTCCGCCTGCCGGATGCACTCCGTCCGCGTTGCCGCCGACACCGGTACGCTCTCTCCGCCGAGGCGCATCTGGATAAACCACGTCCCGCTTGTCAGCTTTCGCGGTTTAGGTACTTTCATCTTGCAGCCTCCTCAGTCCGGGCGATCCACGTCTACGCGGCCGCCTTCGATGTCATCGTACACTTGCAGTACCTCGTCATAATAGACACGCACTACATCCACTGCCTCTTCCGCTTCGGCGCGCGTGTAAATACCCTCACCGGTCAGATAGCTGTCCAGCACTTCCGTTGCGTACTCAATGTCCGTCTCTGTGCAGTTCATCAGGTGGGCTGCATCCGCTTCGCGCGCCGCATTAACCCCGGCGTCAAACCCGTTTCTATAGTTTTGCTTGTAAGCGTCCTCGCTGTACCATTTGTCCTGCCAGCACCCGCACAAAGTAAGCGAGAGCAGCACAGCGGCCAGCGCCGCAGCAATCCCGCGTTTCCGCATTTGCATATCCCCCTTTGCATATCTCCGGCCGCGCGTGACAAAATATTTGTGCGGCCTTGTGTGAACCATACCACATTCGCGTGGGATTTTCAAGAATCAAGAAATTGTGTTCCGCATCCTGTGCGCGATCCACACACGGCCGACGCTTTATGGTATAGTGGCGGTGTCGATGGGGAACAAAGTCAGAGACTACAGGGAATACCACGGCGTCAGTCAGCAATGGCTTGCGCGCAAGGCAAAATGCGGCAGGACGACGATCTACGAAATCGAGCGCGGGGGTCGTCTGCCGAATGTCGTCACGGCGATCCGCATCGCCAGGGCGCTGAGAACGACCGTGGAAAAATTATGGGAGGATGAACTATGACAGACGAAGAATGGAGGACGTACTTACGGCGCGAGATCGAGCAACTGCTGATCCTCGCGGACACGCGGACGATGGTGCTAACGCTGGAATTTCTACGTGCAACAACGTAACAAAAGTAAACAGGAAAAGAAAGAGGAGCAGGACATCAATCCTGCTCCTCTTTCTTGTTTTCTGCGGTGATTTGCTGCGCGAAGTCTTCGATGTCTTTCCAACGTTCCTCCGGCAGCCGCGCCAGCGCCAGCAGAAACCGCCGCCGGAAATTGTCGTCCTCGCCCTGCATGGCGTCGCCGACAAATCGCATGATCTCCTTGTCGCGCGCGATCTGCACGAACATCTCGCCCTCGCCGGTGCGCAGCCAGTGCTCGTTGACGTTGAATGTCCTGCAGATCGAATTTATTACAACGTCGGATATGTTACGGCCTATTTCATAGTTTGCAATCGCTCCGCGCTTAATACCGATTTTTTCAGCAAATTCCTGCTGTGTTAGTCCAAGCGATTGCCGCAGCGCTTTGATTCTATCTCCCATTGGAATCACCTCCTTGCCGCAATAGTAGCAATCAAGACGCAATTTGTCAATAGAAAACACAAAATAAACACAAAAAGCGCTTGACAAATGTGTTTACATTGCTTACAATGGCAATACAACACATAGATGTGCAAAGGAGGTGACACCATGAAACCAACCGAACCCGGCTTTGACCCCGTGGAAGCAAACGAGGACGCGGAACGCGAGTGGTATAGGCGCTGCGTCAACAAAGAGCTCTGGAAGCCGGCGCGCGCAGAATTCCATGACATCCTCATGTCGCACGTAAGCATGACGTATGAACTGCGTGATCGCCTAAACAAGCTCGCCATTGCCTGCGCCGTAGAGGGCGCGGGAATCTTCGCGCTGTTTTACCTGCTTTTCAAAGGATGAGCGCAAGCGCGGAGAGGATCAGCGCGGCAATAGATGCCGTTCTGGTCAGGTACATATCAAAACGGCGGTCGAATTCGGCTTGCGCTTCCGTCTCGCCCATTTGATTCAGGTGCAGTACACCGACCCACGCCGGGGCATCGTCCTCGACGTAGTACAGCTTCCCTAATCTGCTGAGCATGATGTTGACATCATCGTCTCGCAAGCCCTCCAACGGCTTCAAGTCCTCGCGGCGCATAGGCTTTTTACGCAAGGCAAGCAAACATTCGTATTCACGTTTTGTGTATCGCATTTCTGTCCCTCCGTTTTTGCACAATCTTACCACAAACGCCAACGCGCGGCAAGAAAGGAAGTGATCCCATGCTGACAAAAAACGAGCAGAAAACCATCAAGCGGCTGGCGGCCGTGATGCAGAACATGGACGACATGCAGAAAGCACAGCTCTGTGCCTTTACGGAAGGCTTGGCGATGGCGCTTGAGCGCAAAGGCACGTAAGGCGGCTTTATTTGCCGTCTCCGCCCTTCTTTCCCTTGCCGGAGCGCCTGTCTACGATTGCATGAACGAGCGCTGACACAGGCCAACAAACGGCCGCGAGCGTGATTGCACCGATTGGCACCGCAGCAACGCACAGGGCGATCATTGCCCCGGTGTTTGACGTTTTGGTTTCTTTCGGTTTCGGCGTTGGCGTTGGCCGCGGTGTTTGCGTCGGCTTTGCCGCCGGTGCTGGTGTCGCCCGTTGTTTTGTGCTTGACCCGCCGCTTTTGCGGCGGGTCTGGTCGTCAAAGTTGTACGGGCAGTCAACAACCCCGTCGCCGTTCATGTCGTAGTGCTGATGTGCCGGATAGCCGTGGTGGTAGTGGTATTCCCCGGTTGACCGGTCATAGTGCCCGCCGTTTGCGTCTGTCCTCCCGCTGTGTGCCAGCACAGCAGGAGAGAGCAGGAGCAAAAACGCAAGCAAAAATGCAAGGAATCTTTTCATCGCATCATCCCTTTTACCACAAGATTAGCACAGAATTCCAAGCATTGCAATAGAGGCAATCGCGCGAGACCATAGCGCTTTTCGCCCGCGGAACCAGAATGGAACCAATCTGGAACCAGAATGGAACCGCAGTATAGAGTAGTAAAGGTTTAGTAAAGGTTTAGAAAAGGCAAGAAGAGGTTTAGTTAAGGCTAGGGGGTTGCGCGCGGGCGCGAGCGCCGCGGCGCACATCCCAGAAACGAATTTTTGACAAAGGAGAATCCTCATGGAGAAAGAACGCACCGTCGCAACAAACGAAGCGGACGCCGCCATTGAGGCGGAGATCGCGCATCTGAGAGCGGACGAGTATGTCCGGCTCGCCAAGCGCTACGAGTACGCGCGTACCCGCCGCAAGCAGTATCTGTACCAGCTCCGCTACTACCAGAAGAAAGGCCGTGAGCTTGCCGCCCTCGGCGTGACGATGGACAACCTTGACGAGATGTTGTGTAGCTCGGAGGAGGCGTGACCCATGCCGAAATTGAAAAAACGCGCCAGCCGCTATGACCAACTGCAGGCGCTGCTTTATGGGCGGCTCCGGATGCACGGAACGAAGCCGGAGGATCTGCTCGGCTGCTGCCGCGAGACGGCGTCGAGGCGCCTGCGGGACATCGACCGCATGCCAGTCGGCGACCTGCTCACGCTCGGGCGAGGGCTTGACATTCCGATCGCCGACCTCCGCGCGGCGATCAAATACCAGTGAGATAACGGAAAGGGGAAACAACATGGAAGATAAGATCATTGCCTACAAGGGCATGGACAGCAACATGCAGTGCCGCGGGATGCAGTACGAAGTCGGCAAGGAGTTTTCCGTTGACGGCAAAATCGAATGCTGCGGCAACGGTTTGCATGCCTGCGAGCGCCCGCTGGATGTGCTTGGCTACTACCCGCCGGGAACGGGCGCACGCTACTTCCGCGTGGAACAGTCCGGCGACATGGCGCGCGAGCGCGGCGGCGACAGCAAAGTCGCGTCCCGTAAGATCCGCGTGGTAGCGGAAATCGGAATCCCAGGCCTTGCAAAAGCGCACATCGAATACGCAAAAGCGCATACAACGTCCGAATATACCGACCCGGAACGCGCTACCGCCGGATACCGTGGCGCAGCTACCGCCGGAGACAGTGGCGCAGCTACCGCCGGAGACAGTGGCGCAGCTACCGCCGGAGACTTTGGCGCAGCTACCGCCGGATACCGTGGCGCAGCTA